CACTTCTTAATTCTTAAAGCAACCGATTTCTTTTACCAATGCATAAAAATGCTATTTTCAAACATTTCGCTTTTATTGGCCATGTGTTTGGTACCATTATTGCTATTATTAATAGGTATAACAGCCTATTTAATGATATTAGTGGTAATACGCATTATAAGGCATGGTGCAAGAACAATGTTTTGTCTTTTAATACTATTTTCTACGATTTCCTTGAATTTAATGATAATTTACAATTTTTATCAAAACCCATTGCTAATGTTGTTGCTCTTGGCTATAATCTGTATGTCCCTTTCTCTTTGTTGTTTAAAATCAGCATGGAGATTGTTTGTTGCATGTTTTATGCTTTTCTTATGGATAATGGCTTTGAGTGTATTGATCAGTGTTCTTATTACTCTGACCTATACTCTAATGGCCATTATGGTGCCGATCGTGACCTACGTTGCTTATTTGACATTAAGCGACTAACAATCTTTGATCCGAGTCGACATCATACCCATGGACTTTCTGCAGCCGAGCGGACAGGTGCCTCTCGCACTTTAAGCGAAGCTATACAGAATGCAGGTTATGACCCATACGTTGTATCCATGGCCAGTACAGATCAGTTACACGGCTTAGCCGGTAACCGTTATTTTTATTGGTCTAAAGATTTCAAACCTAACTACCAAAATGACCCAATAACGGATAATTCCGCTTTTATGATGATTGATGTAGACTACTATTGTGACATGACTGAGTACCTTAAACATTTTAAGCCTATCCTCATGTACACATTACAACCTCATAGTGTGTCTTACCGATCTAGTGAATATGCTTATTACATCCGTGATAATGAAGTTCACTATGATGTATCCGGCGCTGGCCGATATCATCATAAAATTTGGGACTATGATAGTGATACCATCCAGGTAGTAGATGATTTAGGTTATCTATGCGTTTTCCATGTGGTTTCTAAAACCATCGAAAACCCTAGATTTCCTCAATCCGGACGACGTATCGTTTCATTAGTACCATTGAGGCGTATAGCACCTTTTTGCTATAAGACCCCTGGTTACCAAATGAAACGTAAGCAATACACATACAATGGCGTTAACATTATCCACGACTATGTCCGAGGTGATGTTTCAATGGCAAGTAACGGCACGTATGAAGCTGTCAGTTTATCAACTTTGGAATATACTGCCCTTCAAACTGTTGCCGATCGTAAGGAAAAGGCTCTAAACCGCGGAGATGTCCAGTCACTACTCCGACGTCGGTATGCACCTGGTGAATCACCACCATATCAGGAATTTGAGCTACAAACACCAATTATAGCTCACTTATTGTCACAAACACTGGATTTGCCAATAAATTCAGTCGCGACAACAAGTATCCCAGTGCGTAAAGAAACTGTCGCTACTAACAATGTAACTCGTACAGCACAAGCTTTTACTGCACTTGGACCTGATACTCTTGTTGAAAACAAGTTTCCCGGACAAATTATTACATCACAACTAGCAAGTGCATTGCCCTATTGCCCGCCAAGAATAATAACAATTCTTGTGCGTCAATTAAAGGAAGGTTAACTGATCTTGTCAACCGAACCATACCTGAGCGTAAAATCGGCTCTTATGCAGATGAATTTGTTAAACTTATTGTCCCGGAAAATCTAGCTCATAAGGGATTACCTATTGATCTAGACGAGGTGCGAGCAAGACAAAACAGACCCCTACAACGTGCTAGGATCGAGGCAACACGTTACACACAAGGTGTTGACCCTGATAATCGGTTGGTCACTTTTATTAAAAATGAACCCTATGCCGCAACCAATCACCCGCGAAACATTACCACAATGGCGCCAGAATTTACTCTGGCTTTGTCTGCATGGACTTACGCTTTTAAGGAGGATTGTTTGAAAGTATTGGATTCTTATGGCCCTGGTAAAACACCTGTTGAAACATGTAATCTGTTACAGACCATATGTGCAGATGGAGCCATTCTAACTGATTATACACGGTTTGATGGCTCAATCTCACAATGGCTGCAGGAGAACATTGTTAAACGGGCGTATAAACGGTGGGCTAGTGACCCTGCATTCTTATCCGGTTTGATTGACAAAATTTTTAAACAAAATGGAACAACTAGCGAGGGCGTAAAGTTCTCAGCTTTTTATGGAACACGGAGTGGTAGTCCAACAACTACTGATGGTAATACTATGATTAACATGTTTGTTGTATATGCAGCCCTACGTAAGTTGGGTTACAGTCCAACACAGGCATTCGCCCTACTCGGTGTATATGCTGGTGATGATGGAGTCAGCAGAAATATACCCGGACTGGATGCTGCAATTGAGGAGGTTGCTCGCCAATTAGGCTTAAAGCTTAAAAGTGAGACCGTTTTGCCTGGTCAGCCTATAAATTATTTAGGCCGAATTTTCCCAGACATTTTGAAGACCACAACCTCACATCAAGATATGGCTAGAACACTACCCAAACTTCACATAAGTACAAACCAAATTGTATCGAAAGAGCAAGCAGCTTATAATAAGGCTGCAGGCTATTTGGTTACTGATAGGCTAACACCTATCCTTGGTGATTGGGCACGTGTTGTTTGTGAAATTACGAATTGTGGACAAGTGCGCAACGAGCTACGTGAGGAAACTTACAGGCGTGAGAATGAAGCTTGGCCACAAGCCGTAGAAGACATATCTATATTGCGACAATCAGTTGCCCAACAACTAAATCTCAACATTTTTGAAACCCAAATGTGGGAAATTGAGATACGAGAAACGACTAGCTTGTCGGAGTTCCCAGTTGTATGGATGAATGAACCTGATGATAAAATTGACGCTCTTGTTGGAAACCAGGTCATCCTGGTGGGCAGTGGGGAGTCAGTTATTTCAGAATCAGAATTAAATCATGGAAGAGCATCTACATCTCTTGATACCATCGGAATTAGTGGAGAGCGTCCAACTACGAGTACAACATCCAACACTCGAACCACTAATGGCGGATCTACAACGAATCGACGAATTGAAGAAAAGGTTTCTAACCGAGTACAGCCAGCTGTTAAATCAGCGAGCAAGCGAGATAACACTGGCAAGGTACAAACGGGAGTATATCGACAATCTTCAACCACTGCACGACCGCAATCTAATAGCAGTAAGCTCGTTAACCAAGGAAGAATTCATCCAATTACGGGCAAACGTCGACCATCTCCTGCTCCTCCACACAGCAGGCTTAGT